GTTGGCATTTAGCGCAGATAAAGAAGAGCAAGATATTTGACTCGCGTTAATCGTTCCTGCGTAAACAACCCCAGCGCCCAGTGTTCCAGCCGCTATACTTGTGGCGTAGATGGACTGCACTAAAGAAGCTGTTATGGCATTTTGAGCCACGTAGCTACTAATGTTTCCTGATGTTAATGTGCTTACAGTCGCCAGCGCACCTGCGCCTAAGCCTGCCAAAGAAACCTGCCCGCCACCTGCGCCTGATAAAGAGCCGTTCGTGCCTATAGATATGGCTGAATTTTGCAAAGAAGTGGGTGCATTTGTGCCGCTGGTATTAATAGCCCCAATGCTAGCTGGGGTAACATTGCTATTTAATATACCTGCCGGAGCATTGGTTAGGTTTGTATGTACTGCACTAATCCCTGCGGGGGTAACATTGCTATTTAATATACCTGCCGGAGCATTGGTTAGGTTTGTATGTACTGCACTAATCCCTGCGGGGGTCACAAGGCTATTGTCCACAACCGTGCCATTACCTGTGCCTATGCCCTGTATTGCGCCACCTGATACCGTAATGGCCGAGTTTAGCAAAGTCGTGGTGGGTGAGTTGCCAGCAGCAGCTATGTTAGATGGAATGGAGGAAATGCCTGAGTAGTTTGCTCTGGTTGCTGTAACATCGGCTATGGCTTGAAACAAGGCTGTTCTTGCTGTTTCAAAATTATTAACGGCCGTCCTAAAGTCTGCGCCAGTGGTGGCACTGATGGTCAAGCCTGCTGTTGTGACTGTTGAAATAAAGGCGGTCGTCACATAGTAAGGTGTGCCTGATGTCCACGAACTGCCATTTAAGAACGTACCTAAAGCAGTTAGGGTGTTTGAGTAATTGACGCTGCTTACACCATAGGTTGAAGCTTGTGCCAAGATTCCAGCCTTTTCTGCAATTATTTGCGCCCATGTGCCACTGATGGTATTAAGTTCATCAACCGATAAATTGCCATCAGATAAAATGGCATTTAGGCCATTATTAACATTATTAGCTGTAGTTTGGGCTGTTCCCGCATTAGCCAGCGCTTGGTTGGCCGTGGTTTGAGCAGCAATGCCCTTGCCAGCCGCTGCGTCTGAGATGCCTTGAAAGACAGCTGTTCTGGCAGCCTCAAAATTAGCAACAGCACTTCTAAAGTTAGCACCTGTATTAGCACCAATTGATAACCCTGCATTAGTTATGGTTTTAATAAAGGTGTCAGAAATGTAATAGGGGATAGTTCCCAGCGTCCATGTTGCTTGGTTTAAAAAGTCCCCCAGCTGCTGTAGAGCAGCTGTGTAGGTTGTCACCAGACTGCTGAGGCTGTAGTTGTTAGCCTGATTAATCAGCCCACTACGTTCAGCAATGTAACTATCCCAAGCGCCTCTGATGTTTTGCAGTTCACTTAGCGACAGATTGCCGTCTGACAGCATACTATTAAGCCCGCTGTTTGCGTTTTGACCCTGTGTTTGAGCGGCCAAAGCTAAGGCATTATTTGCGTCTGATATACCCTGAAAGACTGCCGTCCTTGCTGTTTCAAAAGTTGCCACCAACCCTCTGAATGTGCTGGCTGTGTTTGTGTCTATGTTTAAGCCATAGGTGCTAATCGTTGCACTTGAAAGATAGGTGGAAGATACATAGTAAGGCACGGCAGGAGCTACCCATGTTCCATGTCCAGTATTTAGAAAATTGCCCAAAGCTTGTAATGCGTTACTGTAATTAGTGCTTTGTGTGGTGAGCTTGTAGGTGTTTGCTTGCGTGACAATGCTAGCGCTTTCGCCAGCCGTCCCAGCCCACCAGTTGGCAATGGTCTGCAATTCTGATACGGAAAGATTCCCATCCGACACCGCATTGGTCAGCCAAGAATTAACATTATTTGCCGTGGTGACTGCACCTGCCAATGATGCAGGTGTCGCACCGCCTATTGTCACTGGCTTACCAACATAGCTCCATGTTGGCGTTAGTGCGCTTAACACACCGACATGTAGGCCGTCAAAAGCAAGCCTAGAGGCGACAACCGATGCTGTGTAGCTTATGTCAGAAGCCAGGCCAAAGAAGGTGTAGCTTTGTGTCCCATGAGTGGCCATCGACAGATTGCAAGCGACTGTCACAAAGCCAGAGGCGCTAGTAGGAGCAGATGTACCTTGTACACCATAAATGTTAAAGTGGTCTGCAGGTAAATCGCCTTGTGTATAATTCCATGTCACCGTGATGTCTGTAAGGCCTGTTGCTGATGCTGGGGTGCTTGATACAGATTGAAAGGCCGGAGCGTTGCTGGGTGCGCCTGTTTTTGAAAATATCTCGGTGGTAGGCGTTAGCGAAACCACTTTCCAAGCTGTGCCTTGGATAATGTTGCCACACTCTGCCCCTTGAGTGGTATCTCTATAAGCGCAAATAGCTGCCTGATAGCCCACTGATAATGGCACTGTAAATGTATGGGCGGTGGCTGCTGGGTCGGTGATATTAACATAATCGGTGGTTGCTGCCGTGACAACCTCTGAGCCAGTCTTAGAGATAACCCAGCCTATGAAAAAACCATCGGCATTATATTTACCTTGGCTATAACTCCAGTGCAAAGTGACATTGTGTGTCACGCCATCAGAATTAAGCTCTGAACTGTATTGACTAATGGCTGGGTCATTCGTGGGTGGCACGATGATGCCTCGCTCATTCTCAGTAACATAAAACCCCTGCTGGGTGGTTGGGAACATGACAGAACTGAGGCCGTTAACATTAACAGCCGTTAACCACACATACCCCTCCAAGCGTGGGGCTAGCGAGCTCCACGTATGTGAGTTGCTGCTCTCAGACGCTAAATAGGTCGCTGTACTCACATCATTAGTAAAGCTAAACCAAATGTCCACATGATCAAAGCTTGGGTCAACTGGGTTAATCCAATTAAGTGTAATAGTTCCCACCCCGCCAGTGTAATGCAAGCTTGAGGGCAGGTATTTAGGTGGTGTTGTGTCATAAACCACTTCCCAGCTAACATTTTCAGTGGGCAGTCCAGATGGTTGTATCAGCTTGCCCACCTGAATACCTTTTGAGGTGTTTCTAAAGGCAGCAATGCCTGCTCTATAGTTATTCTCTATGGGCAGGTTGGGAAACAAGTAACTGGTCTGTGTGCCGGAAACAGTGATAGAGGATGAGGTTGTGTCAAGAGGCTTAAGGCCTTGCTCTGCGTAGATATAAAAGCCATCAGCTTTAAGCTCACCCGCTGCTGTGGGGGGTATTGTCCACACCAAGGTGACATTGACAGTTTTACCATCTTTATTAACCACCACCAAAGGCGCATGAGGAATAGGGTCATGGGTCGGTGGCTTAATCACCGCAAGGGCAGTGGTGTCAACAGTGCTAGCATTGGTGATGTCTTGATTAACCACCAGTCTAGCCCCATAGTAATCTTGAAGCATCGTCCTAAATGTTTGCCCAACAATCAGGGTATCTTTATCTAAATTATTATCTGCAATCCATGTCGGGACGCCAGTCGTCCATTTGCCGCCACCATTAAAGTAATTGGCCAGCTGAGTAAAGGCAAAGTCATAAACAATCAGCGAACCGCCCACATTGTACTTGTGAGCCTGAGCATCAATGATGGGCTTTTCTTGCGCGATAGTGTCCCATTGCTGCCTGATGGCGCTTTTTTCTGAAGCCGACAACACATTATCTGATGATATGTTGGTGATGGTGTCATTAAGCTTAAGCAGGCCTGAAAAGGCATCAATGCTAGTCGATGACTGATTAACAACCTCACGAACGGCCGATAAAAAGTTTCGAGTCTGAGCGTCCACATTCGCTGGGACAGCGGGGATTTCTCTAGTTGCCATTACTAAAATCACTCATGCTAGTTACGATTTCAACCGAATCAATCACGCTTGTGCCAGATAGTTGTATTTGAAATTCTTTAGCTCTGTAACCAGAGGGCAGTCGGATAGGTGTGCCACTTTTTTTAATGGTCATGTCTGAAATAAGTTGTCCATCACCAAACAGCTTAAAGTCCACATCGCCACTGGCAAAAATCTTAACAGCCGCAGGGCAAACAGGTCTTTCCAGCCTGACCAGCTTGCTAGTCCATGTTGCACTTAACGCATTTTTATCAGCTTCCCATTTAATAATATTGGCATTTGCATCTAGCAAGTAGAGCGCATCATACTCAAAGTCATTATAGCCACACAGAAATGAAAGGCCTGTTATGGTCGTGATGATGGGTTTCTCAAAGCGCGTGTCAAACATAAACGTGAACGTATCCGAGCAGCATAAATAAATGCCACCATAATAAAAACCACGCATCGTGTTGGGCTGATATGACTGCCATTGGTCTTTAGTGATGTAGTCTTTTGTGATGTTCGTTATTTGATTGGCTGATACTGTCATAAGGCCATCAGGTGAGGCAAAGATAATATAGCCACCCATGTCTACAATGCTTTGCTTATTGGTACAGGTGGCTTGGTAATCTACTTTTATGGCTGTTAAGCGACTAGGGCTAGAGCCAGTCACCAAATAAGGGTAGCGCTTGGTGAACACAATAATGGAGTCACCTGTACATGATAAGGCCGTGATGTCATCAGGAAAGGCTAGCTCGTTATTAGCATCCCACGCATGAGGCATAAATTGCTCACTCACACATAAGGTGTTGCCATAGAAGCCAACCAAAAAGCCATTAGGCGTGACCTTAAGGCCTTTCAGCGGGTCTGGGGCAGGTGACCAGTTTGCTGAGGGCAATATCTCGCCCAGCTGGGTGTCAACCTTTGAATCTTGATAAGTAAGCGTCCCTATGTCAATGTCAGCCACAAACTCATATTGAGTTGAGGTTGTGCCTTGTGCGGTACGATAAAGCCTGCGCTTTGAGCCAGCGCCAAGGTTGTATTGCGGGTTTTGCTCTGAGGTAAACGTGATGGTAACAGGGCTGCTGCTTGAATAAGTTGAATCCACAATGACAGCAGGTGAGGGCTGTGAAGGTGCGCCTTCCTCGCCCAGTGGCGACACGTAGGTATAAACATAATAACGTATTGAGCTGGTCGTGGCTTGATTTAAGCTAACAGTACCCGTGCTTGGGGCTTTAGGATTGGTACACTGGGCATCACTACCTGTGGCTAGCGGCTGGCCTGTTGTGTTATGGCACACAAAGGTTGTGCCAACTGCATAATTAGCTGGTGCGCCCACCGCATCCCATGCAAAGCCCTGAGTCCCCACGGTGTAAATGGTGTAGGTTTGGCCGTCAACCATAGCGCCAGCATTAATAGGCTTAGGTATCATTGTGAACGTATCGCCTACGGCTATATTTGTTGCTGAATCACCCCACAAGGAAAAGTCGGTATTGCCAAGGCTAACGATAGTATAATTATTGCCTTGCACCATATCTGGGGGAGAAATGGTAGGAGAGGCGGCAGGCTTAAACGTGGCAGTTGGTGTCACTTGTGGCGCTGGTATGCCCAGCACAAAACCATTAGCATTGTGACCATTCCTATAGTCAGGGGCGGTGTACTTGGCCTCATCACCTTCGCCTGTGTAATAAAGCCTATGATGGCTATCATTAGCGATAGGGCTTAAAACGACATCTATGCCAACTTGAGGCCACGCTAAGACTTGTCCGCCCGCCTTGTAAAAAAAAGCACTATTAGTCCCTGCTGGTAAGCTACTATTAGCCGATATACCCTGCAATGGCTTAATTGAGCCGCTATCTAGTCGACAATTATCAGCAATGACAGCCATGTTATCGGGTAGGTTGGCAGCAGCTATTTTAGGCGCAATGCCTGAGAAGTTAGCCAGCTTAAGTCTCATCTTACAGACCTGCTGTGACTATCAGTGATGTCTGCATTAAATTTAACATTAAGAACATCAGCAAACTGTTTAAAGTGATCTTGACTGCGCTGATAATTAATTTGGCTTTCAGTGCCACGCCCAAAGGCTCGGTATAAAACATAATCTATTAAAGGGTTTTGGTAAAAATCGTCTAGGGTAATCTTAGTGCCTACATTAAGGTCTGGTATTAACGCAGGTTGTTGTTCATAGATAATCTCAATATAGCTAGGTGTTGCAGGCTGTGGCGGCCAAACGTAAAAGGTGCTGTTATCATCTTCTGGGCTATACATCACATGCAAAACAATTGGGCTTACCGTATCTGACGCCCAGCTAGGGTGAAACCTATCCATCGCCTTGCGGTCTATTTGCCTGATGGCAGTTCCAGCGACAGTACCTGTAACGCCTAGATTACGCACAAACTCAACAATACGCACAGAGTCGCTAGGGGCTATTTGTTTTGCACCTGCAACCAGCTGATAAGGCACGGTCGTGGTGCTGGCGTTAGGTATTAATAGGGCGATTTCGGCCTGCCCATCATTTAGCCAGTCTAGTAGCTCGGCTTGTGACCAGTAAGTTTGCGAGGCATCACCTAATATCTGACTCGCTTTATTAATAATCGTTAACGCATCAACCGTGGCGGCCATAACTAGTCCTTAGCGTAGGTTAAGGAGGGTTGAAGCTGGATTGCCGCCTTGCGAACCGTCTGATTGAGATTGACCACCTATGCTGGTGTCTGAACTGTATTTAATGCCAATGGCTTGCGCGAACATCTTATAATGCTCTTGGCTGTTGCTAGCTTGATTGCCATATTCTGAATCTTTAGCAAAGGCTCTATATAGCACATAGTCCAGCAGGGCATTAGCATACATGTCTTTGACAGTGATCTTAGTACCAACATTCAAATCAGCAACAGGTGCGGCCAATGACGAGTAGACAATCTCAATGCTATTGCCGCCCGATGATGGCGGGTATACATAAAACTCTGTCGAGCTATCCTCTGGGTCATAAGCCACTAAGACCACAGACGAAGCAGCAGGTGCAGTTAGCCAGCCAGCAACAAAAGACTCCATGTACTTTCTAGTTACCTGACGTATGCCTGTACCGTTCACATTGCGAACAAAGGCATTAATAGTTAGTGTGCCTGATGGTGCTGTTTGGTGTGAGCCTGCAACCAATGCCATTGAGGTTGTTGTAGGGTTAGCATTAGGCACTAAAGCGCAGATTTCTAGCTGCCCGTCATTCAACCAGCTCAGCAGTTCTTGTGGCAACCAACGAGTCTGGGAGGCGTCAGAAAGCAATAAAGAGGCTTTATTAGTTATAGATATTGCGTCAATGGTAGATGACATAATAGTTCCTTAGTAATGTAATTTAACGTGATTAATGCCATCCGCTTGAGGATGCCTTAAACCAGTGCGGATATAGCGCTTTGCCTCACCTACGTATTCTTTAAATTTGACCTGATAATGGTTTGCCAGTTCTGGATTGCCCCACTCGGCAGGTGATGCTAGTAACAGAGACTTAGCAGCCGCCACAATGCCGTCAAACCAACGATTAGCAAACTCGTCATCAATGGTTGTGCTAGAGTGACTGGGCATCAATATCAGAGAAAGAACAAGATTAGCCGACCTGTCTAGGCCGTTGTCAGGCGTTAGCACAAAGGTGTTGCTTGAGGTCATGCAAAAGAATTCTGGCCTGCCACCTGTTCTGGTGCGCCAACATTTAGCGTTCATATCTAGCCATTCTGGTGGTGCGCCCTTGATTGAAAAGCCGCTTTGAACATAGTCGGCAGCTGATAGGTAAATCGGTGATATGACCGTCTCTATCTGTGTTCCTGCTGGCACTCGAATGGTGTAAACACCTGTGTCGTAGGATAGGTAGTCTGGGGTTAACGCAACTCTCAGAGCCATAGACTCTTTGCAAAATAATCTAACACCTTCTCGTATAGCTCTAATGGCTATGGGAATAGGCGCTGACGGTGCGTCTAGGAGTACATCATTTAGCAAATCGTTATAGTTCATGATTTATGATTCATTAGGAATATGAAAAGTACAGGTAACAATAGAGCTTGAATTAAAGACACCCAGTCAAAAAAGGCCACATCCGTAAGATTACATGACATCATGGTTACCCAGCGGACTGCCGTAACTAGGGCGGCTAGTGACCATAAAACAATGGCAATGCCAATACACCTAATAACAAATTCATTGTGTGGAATCATTTTTAATCCCTTTTCTGACTGGGGGTTTGCTTTTGTACCTAAGCCGCAGCTGGT